TATATTAACAACAACGAAAGATAATCAAATGAATACGGATAAATTATTAAAAGCTATTCAAATTCTTATCAAAGAGGAGTTAAAACAACAACTCCCTGCTTTGATTAAAGAAGGAGTGAAAGCGGAAATGAAAAAGGTTTTAGCGGAAGGAAATACTAAACCACAACCTAAAAAAGAAAGTGAAGGATTTTCAATGGCTAAAGCAATATTGGGGAATGATACTATTAAGGAATCGGTTGAAACTAAAGTAGTAGAAACTAAACAATTTAGTAAAAACCCAATTATTAATCAAATTTTAAATGAAACAAGAGGTGGTATCCCACAAGGTGATGGTGGTTTTAGAACAATGAATTTTGGACAAGGTGATATGGGGTCTGTTGTAGGTAGAACTGCAGTAGCTGATAAAATGGGATATGGTGATTTAGCTAGAGGACCTCAACCAAGTGGATTAGGTGTTCAAACTGGGGTGCCTGAATTGGATAAAGCATTGAACAGAGATTATTCAGAATTAGTAAAACGATTTAATAAAAAATAATGGCAGTATTATTAGGTCAAAGGATGGTTAAAGATACAATTGCATATAACGATTATGCTATTGGTATTACATTGCCATTACAAATAGGAAATAATGCATTTAATCAATCATTTAAAACAATTGACCAAGTAAAAACAAATATTAAAAACCTTTTATTAACAAAAAGAAAAGAAAGAGTAATGCAACCGGAATTGGGTAGTGGCTTACAAGAATTACTTTTTGATTTTAATGATGACTTTTTAGCTGATGAAATAGAAGAAGTTATTACAAACAGTATGGAAAAGTGGTTGCCATACGTTACTATTGAAGAAATTGATGTTAGACAGACTGATGAATTTAAGGATACCAATCGTGTTGAAATTTCATTAACATTTAGTATAACAAATAATGTAGGTATGGAGACAGTAACCTTTACAGTATAAAAAAATGGCATTAACTACAATAAATAAGAATTTTAAAAACAAAGGAAAAGATATAAAATATCTAAATAAAGACTTTGCTGCATTTAGAGAAAACTTAATTGAATTTTCTAAAACATATTTTCCAAAAACATATTCTGATTTTAATGAAACATCACCTGGTATGATGTTTATTGAATTAGCATCGTATGTTGGTGATTCATTATCTTATTATGTAGATGATACTTTAAAAGAATCATTAATGCCATACGCTGAAGATATTCAAAGTGTAATTGCATTATCTCAATTTTTGGGATATAAACCAAAAGTAACATCTCCAGCAATAACAAATGTATCGGTATATCAATTAATTCCATCAATTGGAAGTGGTGTTAATAACAAACCAGATGAAACATATTTTCTTAGAATAAAAGAAGGTATGCGATTACAATCTACTGAAAATGATATTTTATTTAGAACAACAGACGTAGTTGATTTTAATGATGAAAACAATAGAGAGATTACAATTTACGAAAGAGATGTAAATACTGGAGAACCTACTTTTTATTTGGTTAAAAAATATGTACAAGCAATATCAGCTATCACATCGGAAAGAACATTTACGTTTGGAGCATATCAACCATTTCAATCAATAACATTAGATGAAACGAACATTATTCAAATATATGATGTTAGGGATTCGAATGGAAACAAATATTATGAAGTTCCATATTTGGGACAAGAAATGGTGTATATTGAACAACCAACAACAGAATCAAATGATGCTGAATTATATCAATTTAAAACAACAGTTCCATATATTCTTAAAACTATAAAAACACCAAGAAGATTTGTAGCAAAAGTAAATCAAAATAGTACAACTACATTACAATTTGGAGCAGGTGACCCATCCGCATCGGATGAACAATTAATACCAAATCTTAAAAATGTAGGACTTGGTTTACCAAACTCAATTAGTAGATTGGAAGAATCATTTGACCCAACTAATTTTTTAAAAACAAAAACGTATGGAACATCTCCATCAAACACAAGTATTATTGTTAAATATTTTGTAGGTGGTGGTATTAGTTCAAATATAGTTAAAGGTGATTTGACTAGAATAGTTGGAATAGAATATGAAGATGATATTGATTCATTTACAAATGCACAAATAGCAACATATAATAGTATTAAAAATTCAGTAGCAGTTGATAACGAAATACCCGCAACAGGTGGTAGAGATGGTGAAACTATTGAAGAGATTAGACAAAACGCATTGGCAAACTTTGGTGCACAAAATAGAGCAGTAACTGCAAAAGATTATCAAGTTAGAGCATTATCATTACCATCAAAATATGGTGGTGTTGCTAAAGCATTTGCAACTGCAGATGGTACATTGGATAATAATTCACCTGCTTCTATATTAGCATCACCAAATCATTTACAAGAGTTTACGGATTTGGTTATGAGTTTTGTTAATAAGCCTGATTCGGAAGAACCAACTATACAATCCGTTAAGCAAGATATTACAACATATTTAATTGGTAAAGATTCCAACTTAAAGGAAAAAAATAATCCGTTTGCAATTAACCTCTATTCGTTGGGATATGATTTAAACGGAAATCTTACAAATCTTAATAAAGCAGTAAAAGAAAATCTTAAAACTTATATGAACGAATACCGAATGTTGACAGATGGTGTTAATATAAGTGATGGGTATATTATAAATATTGGTGTTGAGTTTGATATTATCATATATAACAACTACAACAAAAGTGAAGTACTTACTAAATGTATTACTGAATTGAAAGATTATTTTAATATAGATAATTGGACATTCAATCAAACAATTAATTTAAGCGAAGTAGAATTACTAATAGCAAACGTTGAAGGTGTATCATCAGTACCAATGATGAAAATAACAAATAAATGTGGTGGAAATTATTCACCAAATTCATATAACGTAGATGCTGCAACTAAAGATAAAATTGTATATCCATCGTTAGACCCATCTATTTTTGAAATTAAGTTTCCGGATTCAGACATTAAAGGACGAGTAAGATAATGATATATTTTTTAACAGCATCTAAAGATGCAACATTGTATTTACAGCAACCCAATCAAAATACTGGGCTTGATGAAATATTAGAAATAAATAAAGTATATTATGGAAATATAAAAGATATAACCCATGCTTTACTTAAATTTGAAATGGGGTATCTATCATCTTCAATTGTAAGTGGTGAGGTATCAATGAGTAATGCAACTTTGGTTTTAAGAGAAACTGAAAGTAATGAAATCCCATTAGATTACACAATATTTGCAAATGCATTATCTGGTAGTTGGGAAATGGGTAACGGTAATCGATTTGATGAAATTGAAACTGCCGGTGTAACTTGGAATTATAGAGACGGTGATAATAGTGTTGAATGGTTAGAAAACACTTTTAATACAAACACAACTGCTAGTGTAAATAATGGAACTGGTGGTACTTGGTGGACTAATTATCAGGCATCGCAGGGATATAGTTATCAAACTGCTGATATTGAAATGGATGTTAAATCTATTTTAAGAGGATGGTTAAGTGGTTCTATTCCAAATGATGGTTTTATTTTAAGAAGAGATATCGATAAAGAAAGAGATACAAATGATTACGGTCAACTTAAATTCTTTTCAAAAGAAACGCATACAATTTATCAACCAAAAATTAGAATAGGTTGGGATGACCAAAAAATTGTAACTGGTTCATTAACTGAATTAACGGCTGAAGATATAAAAGTTAGTATATTTAATTTAAAAAAAGAATACAAATTAAATAGTATTCCAAAATTAAGAGTGTTGGGTAGGGAATTATATCCATTAAAAACATTTACAAGCACATTTGCATATAATGATGTTAAGTATTTACCCGAAACTACATATTATCAAATAAAAGATTTACATTCAAACGATGTAATAATCCCTTTTTCGGAATATTCAAAAGTAAGTTGTGATTCAACTGGTAACTATATAAATTTAAATCTTTCAAATTGGGAGGTTGACAGAAAATATAAAATAGAATTTAAAATAGATAGAGATGGTTCTATTTCTTATTTTGATGATAATATAATCTTTGGTGTAATTAAATACTAGTATGATAAAAACAGGTTTACAAAATGAAGAAGTAATATCCGAACTTTTAGTTAGTGGTTCTCAAGTAATTAATACTAAAAATGATTTCGGAGTTTATATGTTCGAAGAAAAGAAAACTTCGGATGGTGTTGTATTTGGTAAATTACAAAAACCAAAATATAATGAAACAGAAGTAATAAAATCAATTGATACAAAAATTGAAGAATTATTACCAGTAGAAGCACCACAACTTCCAGAAACAGTTCTTAAATTTATTTATGATGCTAAAGTTGCGGAAGTAGCAGATTTAACAGAAGATATCATACAACTAAATAACGAAATATCATCTTTAGAGGGAACTATAAGTAGTTTGGAAACCGAACTTGAGGCAATAAGAATTGATATGGATAATAAAGATTTGTTATTGGCAGTTGCTGAAAATAATGCACAGCAATCAACAACTAAAGTTCAAAGTTCAATACAAGAATTACAAAACGCTATTCAAAGAGCAACTGCGGAATCTTTACAAAGAGTTTCGGCATATGCTAGAAATGAATCTTTAAAAGGACAAGTGACATTGTATGAAGAACAAGTATCTACGGCAGCAAACCAAATAAATGCATTGAATGGAACAATTAGAGAACAAAATACTATTATTGGAGGAAAAGATATTGCAATTCAATCATTAAATCAAGATAACTCTGCACTTCAAACAAATTTAATAAGAAGTACTACCGCTAATAAGAAGGGAAAAATTATTTGTAACATGCTTTATGAGCAAGGATTTATACCTCAACACATATGGGCAGCAGATGA